GATGTGCTGGCGACTCGAGGAGCCGTCCAGGGGCAGACCATCAACGCTCGCCCATGCCTGACCATCAACAAACTGCCCCAGCATGTCCGGCAGATTACCAATGACCAGCGCCAGAATCGGCCCAGCGGCAAGGTTATTCCTGCCGATGATCTGGCCGATCCTGAGATGGCTGAGATATTTAACGGCATCGTCCGGCATATTGAATACATCTCTGACGCCGACGTCGCCTATGACACGGCGTGCGAAAATCAGGTGGCGTTTGGTGAAGGATATATCCGGCTGCTGACCGAATATTGCGATGACGCCAGTTTTGACCAAGACATTAAGATCGGGCGTATTCGCAATGCGTTTTCGGTATACATGGACCCGTTGATACAAGACCCCTGCGGCGCTGATGCCAAGTGGTGTTTTATCACCGAAGATGTGACCCGCGAAGATTACGAGCGCATGTTCCCGGATGCCTCTCCGCTTTCCACGCTGCAACAGCTTGGAGTAGGAGATCAGAGCATTTCGCAGTGGATCAACGAAAATACGGTGCGTATTGCCGAGTATTTCTACGTTGATTATGAACCGGCCACGCTGAATCTGTATTACGGCAACATCACGGCGTTTGCCGGGTCGCCTGAAGACAAACAAATGCGCGCCCAAGGCATGAAGCCTATCCGCTCGCGAAAGGTTGATCGTCGGAAGATCAAATGGTGCAAGATCAACGGGTATGAAGTGCTCGAGGAACGCGAATGGGCCGGTAAATATATTCCGGTTGTGCGCGTGGTGGGGAATGAATACGAAGTCGATGGCCGCGTTTATGTGTCCGGCCTTGTGCGCAATGCCAAGGACGCGCAACGGATGTATAACTATTGGGTGTCGCAAGAGGCTGAAATGCTAGCCTTGGCACCAAAAGCGCCGTTTATTGGGTATGGCGGGCAGTTTGAAGGCTACGAAACCCAATGGAAGACCGCCAACACCCAGAATTGGCCTTATCTCGAGGTCAATCCTGACGCTACGGATGGGCTAGGCAATCCTCTGCCGTTGCCACAGCGTGCCATGCCGCCAATGGCTCAGGCGGGGCTTATTCAGGCCAAAGTCGGCGCTTCGGATGACATCAAAAGCACGACCGGCCAATATGACGCCAGCCTTGGCATGCAGGGTAATGAAAAGTCTGGCCGAGCTATTCTGGCGCGTGAGCGACAGTCGGATACCGGCACCTATCACTACGTTGATAACTTGGCACGTGCCGTTCGGCATCTGACTCGACAGATTGTCGATCTGGTGCCAAAGATTTACGACACCCAGCGCATCGCCCGGATTATTGGGCTGGATGGAGAAGCTGACATGGCAATGATTGACCCGACTCAACAAGAGCCAGTGAGGAAGATTGTCGATCAGCAAACTGGCGCGGTGATCAAGAAGATTTACAACCCGTCCGTGGGCAAGTACGACGTCTGCGTAACCACCGGCCCGAGTTACATGACCAAGCGCCAAGAGGCCGCCGAAAGCATGGCGCAAGTGCTTCAGGCTAACCCGGCATTGTGGCAAGTGGCTGGCGATCTGCTGGTTAAAAACTTTGACTGGCCTGGCGCTGATGACCTTGCCAAGCGTCTGCGCAAGATGATTGACCCGAAGCTGCTGGAAGATAACGCCGAAGCCTCGCCTGAACTCATGGCAGCTCAGCAACAAATGCAGGCAATGCAGGCTGAAATGCAACAGATGGCAGGTATGCTGCAAAACGTTGAGCGCTCGATTGAAAACCGCGAGATTGAGATCAAGGAATTCGACGCCAAAGTTAAGGCATACGAAGCTGAAACCCGGCGTTTGGCCGCGGTGCAAAACAGCATGCAGCCCGAGCAGATTCAAGACATCGTCATGGGAACTATTCACGGCATGATTTCATCGGGCGATTTAGTGAGCGAAATGCCGGGACAGGAATTGCCGGAAGAACCTATTCAAGAACCTATTCAATCGGGGGCCATGCAATGAAAGCGGCCGATTTTGTTGGGCTGATGTTTCTAGGGCGTGACGTTGCCCATTCGGTGCATCTGAATACTCGCAGCTATGCCAAACATGTAGCGCTTCAATCCTTCTACGAAGGGATTATTGACCTTGCAGACAAGTTTGCTGAAGCCTATCAGGGGAAGTATGGGCTAATCGGTGGAATCGCTCTGCAACCGGCCAAAAAGACCGCCAATATCGTAGAGTTTTTGCAAGAACAGGCCGATGAAATTGAGGCAAACAGATATAAAGTGGTTGATAAGGAATGTACGCCATTACAAAACATTATTGATGAGATAATGGGCCTGTATTACGGCACTCTCTACAAACTTAAATTCTTGGCATAAGGAGTCGTCATGGCGGTTAATTTGTCGATGCTTGCTGGCGCAGGCGCACAGTTTTTTGACAACAATGGCGACCCGCTTTCCGGCGGAAAGGTATATACCTATGCTGCCGGCACAACCACGCCACAAGCCACTTACACGACCAGCGCAGGCAATGTCGCGCATGCCAACCCTATCGTTCTGGACTCTGCCGGCCGTGTTCCTTCTGGGGGCGAAATTTGGCTGACTGATGTAGTTAGCTACAAGTTTTTGCTCACCAACAGCACTGGAACAACAATTGGCACGTATGACAATGTGACGGGCAACGGATCAGGCGTTCTTCCTTTGCTTGTTGCCAGCAGCGGCTCTTCCATTGTTGGATTCATTCAGGCTGGCACTGGGGCGACGGCCACTACGGTTCAAGAAGTTTTGAGGCGTACTGTCAGTGTCAAAGACTTTGGCGCGATTGGGGATAACAATCAAACCCTTTATGGAACAAATTATCAAACAGATGCAACAAGCTCGCCGGTAACAATCAATCAACAAACTGCCGACGCTCTTGCAATCAATAAGGCTATTGTTTACCTAAGATCAATAGGTGGGGGAAAACTTGTAATACCAAAAGGCATTTACCGTATTTGGGGGTATCTAGAAAGGATCGATTTCCCGTGTCAAATTGTGGGCGACGGGATTGATCAAACCATTCTCAAAAATTGCGATACATCTCCCACAAATACAAACGGATACGGAATTTTTTGTGTTCAGCCCGCCAGTGTTTCCGCAGTTACTTTTCAAGATTTAACACTTGATGGGAATGCAGTCACAAGAACAAAACCAACTAATGAATATCGTTTATATCCAATTGTTTTTTATGGATTTGTAAATGGAATTGTTAATAATTTAAAAAGCATCAATTCCCCAATTGATTGTTTTTTAACTTCATACTCAAATACTAATGACTGTTCAATGCAAGTCAGCAACTGCACGTTTGATAACTCTTTCCGAAATACAATGTCATTGGTGGCCGGGTGGAATCAATCCTATGTGAACTGCGATATTACTGGGGGCGGGAAAGTTCAAGGGGGAACTAGCCCAAGATATTGCTTAGACATTGAACCTAATAGCGCTTCAAACCCTATTAAAAACATTAAATTTTCAAATTGCCGTTTCAGCAATGCTGAAAGCGTTTTGATTGGGGGGGCATGGTGCGAAGCACATTTTTCAAATTGTGATTTGAATTGTATTGGTTCAACTGTAGCAAATTACCCTTGGGCGTTTTCATTTGGACAAGCTCAAGTTACTATTGCCAATAGTAAAATAAATGGAGACCCCAATTACCTTGAATCAAGAGGCGTGAGCTATCCGGTTTATGTGACTGGGGCATATAAAGAAGACCAGTATTTAAAAATTACGGGATGTGAATTTTATGGATGTGGGATCAATTTAATTGGGCGTAGAACCATTATTGAAAACACATTGGTAATGAATTCAAAATATCCAGTGTTGGCAAATAGCAGTTTGACGTACAAACATACTGTTCACGTAAATGGGCTGATTTTATTAAACGTGATAGATGGCAACAATTATGGAGCGGGCGCGTATTCTTCTTTTGTTATTTCAAACACAGTAGAAGGGCCAGTCATAATCAATGATCTTAGGGCAATGATTGATGATACAAGCCTACCTGTATCCCCTTCTTTTGTTGTATCAAAAGCCTATGGAATTTTTTTGTCTTCTTCCAGTCTTACAGGAGAAATGAAACTATCAAACATTCATTGCTCTGGTTTCTATCAAAAATATCCAACAGCAACAGGACAAACATTAAGTGCAAGTAATTTTAGAGATTGGGCGTCTCCAAATTTGCCGCCAGCAAATACAGCAGGGCAAACAGCAGCGCCAGCGTCTATCTATTACGCAAATTGCACGATGTATGGCAATAGCCCTTAACAAAATAATCAAAACTTTTTGAGGCATATCATGGCACTTTATAAACAATCTTCTGCTACCTCTCAAGTAAAAATTGGGGCAGGCAAACTTTACGGCATTCAAGTTTCCAGCACTTCTAGCGGAACTTTGACGGTTTATGACTCTGCTGCTGCCAGTGCAAGCGATCCGAAGATTGCAGCAACTATTACACCTACGGCAGGTTCTCAAGTGCTGAACTTCCCGGCAGGTATTTGGTTTAGCAAGGGACTTTATATTGTTGCTGCTAACACAATTGAATTTACTGTTGTTTACGAATAAGATTCAAACGTACTGGCTCGCATAACCAGGGATTCTAAGGAATCAAACCATGACTGAAGAAGTTGCAGTGCCAGCGGATATTACCGCGCCGGAACAGGCTGAGACGGCATCACCTGAACCCGATGTTTCATCGCCGGAAGTAGCTGAAAAATCGCAGCCAGTTAAAACCTTTACACAGGAAGAACTGGACGCGGCAATCGGCAAAAGGCTCGCAAGAGAGCAGCGTAAGTGGGAAAGAGAGCAACAACGTATCGCTGCGGAATCGCAATCTGTAAAGGCTGCGCCTCCGGTGGATATGCCGCCTGTAGATCAGTTTGAAAGCCCTGAAGCCTATGCGGAAGCATTGGCCTATCGTAAGGCTGAAGAACTGCTCGCACAACGTGAGCAAGCCAGACAGCAAGCGTCAGTGCTTGAAAGCTATCACGAAAAGGAAGAGCAAGCGCGGGATAAGTATGAAGACTTCGAGCAAGTCGCATACAACCCAAATTTGCGAATTACTGATGTGATGGCGCAAACGATTCAATCTTCTGATATTGGGCCAGACGTTGCTTATTATCTTGGCACAAACCCAAAGGAAGCGGATCGAATCTCCCGCATGTCGCCTTTTTTGCAAGCTAAGGAAATCGGGAAGATTGAGGCAAAACTGTCCGATAATCCACCCGCGAAGAAAACAAGTAGCGCCCCGGCTCCAATTGCGCCGGTTACTGCCCGCACTTCTGGTGCGCCAGCTTATGACACCACGGATCCTCGGTCTATCAAGACCATGACGGATTCGCAGTGGATTGAAGCTGAACGGCAGCGGCAAATGCGGAAACTGGAAGCGCAGCGCAACCGCTAACTTTTTTAGGAAACCATCATGGCAAATTCGATTCTTACGATCGACATGATCACCCGGAAAGCTCTCGAAATCCTCGAGAACAACCTGGTGCTCACCCGCAACGTTAACCGTCAATATGACGATTCCTTCGCCGTTGAAGGCGCAAAAATCGGCTCTACTCTGCGTATTCGCCTGCCGGACCGCGCACTTGTGACCGATGGGGCCGCCCTGCAAGTTCAGGACGACAATGAGCAATACACCACCCTTTCTGTGGCGTCTCAAAAGCATATCGGTGTGAATTTCACCTCTGCCGAACTGACCATGCAGTTGGATGACTTCGCAGAGCGTGTGCTCAAGCCGCGTATCAGCCAACTGGCTGCCGCGATTGATGCTGACGTGGCGAATGCCTACAAGAGCATTTTCCATAGCGTTGGCACGCCGGGAACCACGCCCAGCACTTCGCTGGTTCTGCTGCAAGCTCAACAAAAGCTGAATGAAAACGCTGCTGTCATGTCGCCCCGTTATGCCA